CCGAGTGCCGCGACGCATGGGCATTTGGCCGGAGGGACGAATTGTCTGGTCTATTTGGTCAATCGGAATTTCATCACGACCCAGGAGACGTGCGTTGATGTGAAGGCGCGGCTGGAAACGCTTGGGAAATAAATGGGAGTGTCAATGACATGACGACAGCGCATGATTTCGCCAGCCGGGTAAAGGCCGCGGCGGAAAGGCTCGCGGAAGCCAGGGTGAAAGGGGGCATGTCTGACGAGCAAATCGCGGACAAGGCGCTTGAGGGTCTCGGCGATTTTGAGGAAAAGTCGCGGCACGCGGCGGCGGAAAAGTTTGGTGATTGTCGGGTGGCCGGCGGGCTGACTGACGAGGATATCGCGCGACAGATACTGGAAGCCGTGGGTATCGCGCCGCCCCCTGAAGAGACTCCAGAGGCCGCTGAACCGGAGGGGCATGCTGAGCCCGCGCCGAAGGCTCAGGCCCAGCAACAGAGCCCGCGGCGCGGACGGTGAGCGACGACACCACTGAGATCCCCACCGAGGATCGTACCATCTATCTGCCGTTGCCGACCAAGCTCGCCATGCTGTTTGAGATGCATCCGTTCAAGGTTGCTTATGGCGGGCGGTCATCGCTTAAGAGCTGGTCGTTCTCACGCGCGTTGCTGACGTTGGGTATCGAGCAGGAGTTGCGCGTGTTGTGTGGCCGCGAGGTACAGAAATCGATCGCCGACTCGGTGCATCAGTTGTTGCGTGATCAGATCATCAATCTTGGTTATGAGGATCTCTATGCCGTCACTGATCACGCGATCAAGGGCGGCAAGAACGGCAACACGCTGTTTCGTTTCACCGGTCTGAGCGATCAGACCGCCGACTCGATCAAGTCGTTCGAGGGGTTCGACATCGCCTGGATCGAGGAAGCGCAGTCGGTGACGCGTCGGTCGTGGCAAATCCTGTTGCCGACGATTTTTCGGGTAAAGAACAGCGAGGTGTGGGTTACTTTCAATCCCGGAATGGATACCGACGAAACGTGGCAACGCTTCGTGGTCAATCAGCCGGAAGGCGCGGTCGTTGTCGAAATGAACTGGCGGGACGCGAAGCGATGCGGCTGGATGACTGACGAGCAGGAGCGTCAGCGGCAGTATGACATGCGCTACTTCCCGGATGATTACGAGAACATCTGGGAAGGTAGGCCGCGCACCACGGTGATCGGCGCGATCTACGCGCGTGAGGTCAACGAGATGATCATCGAGCGTCGGTTTCGACCGGTGCCCTACGACCCGCGGCATCTGGTGCATCGGATCTGGGATCTCGGCTGGAACGATCTGATGACGGTGGTGATGATCCAGAAACCGCACCCATCGGCGATCAACATCGTGAATTATATCGAGGATGCACAGATCACCTACGCCGAGATGATCCAGACGATGGACAATTTGCGTTACAGGTGGGGAACGGATTGGTTGCCGCATGACGCCACGCAGCATCATCCCACGAGTGGCACGAACGCCGAGAAGATGATCCGGGAGCTGACCGGGCGGTCGCCCAGGATCATTCCGCGCAGCGATCCCGAAGCGCGGATCAGGGCCGCGCGCATGATGTTCCCCAGGATTTACATGGACGACGGCAAGCGCGATGTGCCACCGGATCGGCCAGAGCGGTTGTTGGGCGCGGCGCATCTGATGGACCGGCTGAAGCGCTATCGGCGGCACATACCGAAGACCACGGGTGAGCCGGCGGAACCGGAGCATGACGCGGCCAGCCATGGTGCTGACGCGTTCGGGGGACTCGCTGAGATTGTCGAGCGTATCCGGGACGAGTCGTATGAGTTCATGCCGGACGTGCCACGGTTCCGGAACAAGGACGTGGGGATGGGAATGCTGGGCTGATGAGTGGCACGCTCGACAGGCGCGGCGCGTCGTCGTCACGAGGATCGCGCCGGCCCGCGCTCACGCCCGAGACAATCGATGCGCTACCGGAAGAAGTTCGTGAGCTGATCAATCCGCATCTGGGGCCTGGACAGACGGATGACGAAACAATCCTCGCCGAGATCGGGGTGCAGATCTCGGCGAAGCGGGACGAGGCGAAGGCGGCGCGTGAAAACAGCGGCATCACCGATGTGTGGCGGCTGGCCGACGACGCTTATCTTGGGATAGACGAGGCCAACCGCCATGAATTCGCCGACGCGCGGTGGGCCAAGCCGTTCTCCAGCGAAGGGCCGCTCACGACGAATTCGCCGCCGGTTCACGACACCGACAGATCGACCGTCTTCTATCGTTTGACGATGCGCTACGTGGACGCGGCGACCGCGAAGGTGTGTGAGATATTGCTGCCGCCGGACGACAAGGCGTTTAATTTTCACCCGATGCCCGCTCCGGAGGTGATCAACGCGAAGGACGATCGGCGCCTGGTGTTTCATGAGACGTTGGGCATTCCGTTGTCGAGACCGCTGACCCAGGAGGAACAGGCGGCGCGGGGGCAAGGCCCAGGCGGGAATGTGATCCCCTTTCCCGCCGGCCAGCAGGCGCCACAGGTGGCGCCACCGGGCATGCCTGAACCGGCCCCGCAACCGGCGCCACAGGCCCCAGGACCGCCTGGAGGGGCGCCAGGACAGTCGCCTGGACAGGCCCTGGTGCCGCAACAGCCACAGTCGCTCCAGCCGCAACAGCCGCGGGTGTTGCTGACCGCGGCGGATTTCGCTCATGAGACCATCGAGCTGATGCGAAAGGACGCCAAGGCCGCCGAGACGCGAATCTATGACTGGATGATCGACTCCTCGTTCCGATTGCATTTCCGCAAGGTCATCAGCGACGGCGCCAAGTTGGGCGTGGGCGTGCTGAAAGGTCCGGTGCCGCGGTCCTACAAATCGATGACTCGTGATAATGACAGTGGCAAGCTGAAGATCAAGATGAGCCTTGAGACCAAGCCCGGCCTGGAGCATGTCGATCCGCGCAATATCTTCCCGGATCCGGCGTGTGGCGAGAACATTCACGATGGCGACTTCATTTTTCACCGTGACTACATGTCACCGCGCCAGGTGCGTGGGCTCAAGCGGTTACCCGGCTACATCAAAAGCCAGATCGACCTGGTGTTGGAAGAAGGGCCGGACACGATCAACGCGACATCAGGCGAGGAAGCGGGTGACGCGTTGGGCCATGACAAGCAGGCGCGTCGTCGCCGCTTCGAGGTTTGGTATTTCTACGGGAGCCTGACCCGTGACGAAATGGCGGCGATCGATCGCGCCGCCGGTCGCGATCCCGATGACATTAGTGACGATGTCGATCCGGTCTACGCTGTCGTCACGTTGATCAACGATTGTGTTGTGAAAGCCGACCTCAATCCGCTCGATAGTGGCGAACTGCCTTTCCACAGTTTCCCCTGGAGCAGGCGCACCAATCACTGGGCGGGCGTTGGGGTCGCGGAACAAATGAGGGGACCACAAAGGATAGTGAATGGCGCTTTGAGGCGCATGTTGGACAACGCCGGGATATCGTCTGGCATACAGCTGGCGATCGACCAGCACGCGATCAGGCCCGCCGATGGGCTCTGGACCATCACGCCGGACAAAGTCTGGTTGACGACGAGGGACGCGCCGCCGGATATCAGGCAGGCGATGACCGCCCTGGAAATCCCGAACAACACTGAACAACTCCTTTCGATCATTCAGAAAGGCGAACAAATGGCGGAAGAGACGACCTCGATTCCGCTGGTGACACAGGGCCAGAGCCGCGAGACCACGCCTGATACCTTCGGCGCCACCCAGTTGCAAGACAATAACGCCAACTCCTTGCTTCGCGCTATCGGCAATTCGTTTGACGATTATATTACAGAGCCATTGGTGAAACAGTATTACGAATGGCTTTTACTTGACGAGAATGTGCCGGAAGAAGAAAAGGGCGAGTGGCGGATCGACGCGCATGGCTCGAGCGCCTTGGTTGAGAAGGCGATTCAGGACCAATCGGTCGCGCAAAGTGGCGCGATGGCCGCCAATCCGATCTATGGAGTAAATCCAAAGAAGTGGGCGAAACAGTTCTATCGCATCAAGAGGCTCGACCCTGACGACTTCATGTATACCGAAGAAGAAGAGCGCGAGATCAAGATGGCGCTTCAGCCGCAGGCGCCACAGGTGCAGGCGGCTCAGATCACGGCGGACGCCAACATCAAGATCGCGTTAATGAAACAACAGGGGGATCAGTTATCGATTCAGCACGAGCAGCAGATCGCTCAGGCGGCGAACGCGTTGGAAGGCAAGCGGGTCGACAATGAGGCGCAGGCGACCCAGGCGGACGCCACGATCCGGCTGCACGAGATGGAGATCGAGCGGCAGATTCGGTTGATCGAGTATGCCAACCGGCGCAACATCAGCCTCGACGCCGCCAAGGCGCAGTTGGCCAGAACGGCGATGCAACTGCAGACGGAGCGAGAATTGAACGCGTCAAACAACGCCATGCAGATTCATGAGAGCCGCGGTCGGCAACAGCCGCGTGGTGGGCGTGGGCCGAGACCCGCCGTGCAGGCGCCTGGGAGGGCTGAGAACGGGATGGCGTTCGAGCAAACCAATCCACCCCCAGGACCGGCGGTACCGGCATGAGCGGCCTTCCTGATCCGCCCCCGCCGCCGTTCACGCTCAACCAGGGTGAGCGCGCGACCCCACTGTGGTCGCGGCTGAAGGTCCATTTGAAGGAACGGCTGGAGGAAACCCGCAGGCGCAACGGTGATCCGCAAACGCCTGACGAGACCCTGATGCTGCGGGGCGAGATCCGGCTGTTGAAACGACTCCTTTTGCTCGATGAGGACGAGCCGGCGCGGGGCTTCACCCTCCGGCGTCCCGAACCGGGCGAGACGGACTGGTTGAAACCAAGATGATGGCGAAGCGTGTCATCAAACGTAGGAAGCGACTCACGCCGACAATGGCGAAGTTGCATCGCGACATACTGCGATTGACCCGTTCGATGGAGGCGTTGTCGCGGTATATGGCGGAAGATGATGAAGAAGCCGCTGAGCTTGATGATTTTTTCGATTATACCAACGCGGTTCTCCAGGAGATGGAGGATGCGCGCGATCAACAGGAAATGGAATTCCGAAAGAAGAACAATCTTCTTTCGTGAGCCCGTCGCTACCTGAACAAGGATAGCGCCAGGAGACCTGGGGCCACTGAATAAGCGTCCCCTTTGTAATGGAAGCGTGATCAATGATGGATGATGAGGAAAACGGCCAGCCCGATGGGCTGGACGACGACTTCGCGTCGGGCTTTGACGAAGAGGCCGAAGCTCAAACCAAGGGGCCAGTGGAGAAATCGGCGCCGGGTCAGCCTGAAAAGGCCGACGCGCCACCGGAATATATGCAGATCACCAAGAAGGACTGGCAGGAGTTGCAGGCGAACATGGCGAAGTTCGCCAGCTACGATCGGCAGTTCTCTTCGGCGCATGGCAACATTGGCAATTTGCGGATTGAGCTGAACCGCCTCGCGCAAAGCATCGCGCAACAGCAGTCGCGCGGCAATCTGGTGGAAATCCCCGCCGATGCTTTCGATGACCTGAAGGACTTTCCGGAGTTCCAGCAGGCCAGTCGCAAGGCGATCGAAAAGGCGTTGTCCGGCGTCAAGGTTGGCGGCGGCGGTGGCCAGGCGATCAATCCGGCGGAAGTGGCGGCGATCACGGAAGCGATCGTGACGGCGCGTGATATGAGCGTGCTTGAAGAAACCTACGAAAACTGGCGAGACATCGTCGGCGCCGTGGGCCGTGATCAGCAACCAGATCCGAACAACCAGTTTCGCCGATGGCTGAAAACAAAGGGCGCTACTTACGAAAAGCGGATCAACGACACATTGTCGCCCGCCATCATCCAGAGCGCGATCGGACGTTTTCAAAGCGAAATGAAGCAACGCCAGCAGCAGGTGCGCACGCGCTCCAGGCGGCTGGATGAATCAGTGCAGCCCCGCGGCGATGGCATGGCGCCATCGGCGGGCAAATCCCTTGATGATCAATTCGAATCCGGGTTCTGGCCCGGTCGATAACGAAAGGTAACCAACGCCAATGGCGATCCAATCCTACGCCTTAACCCCTGGTCGACTGGAAAAGTTCAAGGGGGAGATTCTTAAACACGCCGTGCCGCGCGAGATCCTCGCGAAGCTGGGTCGACAGGTTCAGATGCCGCGCAACAATTCGAAGAATTACGTCGCGCGTCGTTGGCTCCCGTATGGCGCGACCGCGACCAACGCCAACACGATCAACCGCTTCTTCGCCGATGGCACGGGCGATCGCGGCAATGTGATGGTACAGGCGCACCAGACTTCGGATGGCGTGACGCCGCCACCCGACAGCATCGCGCCGCAGGACGTGACGGTGACCATCATCGAATACGCCTGTCTTTATGGTTTCACTAACCAAACGTATGACCTCTATGAGGACGACATCCCGGAGGCGATGCAGGAACAGATCGGCGAGCGCGTCGCTCTCGTCAACGAAATGATCAACTGGGGCGCGTTGCGCGCGTCAACGAACCAGTTCTACGCCGGGACGGGAACCTCGATCGCCACGGTCAACAGCGGCATCACGCTCGGCATGGTGCGGAGGATTTCCAAAGGGCTCATGGCCAATCATTCGGTGATGGTCAACAAGGTACTGAAGGCCGGTCCCAACTTCGGCACCGAGGCGGTCGCCGAGGGCTTCACCGTCATCTGCCACACCGACCTCGAACCCGATATCCGCGATTTGCCGAACTTCGTGCCATCGGAAAGCTATGGTTCCGGTATCGCGATGGAATATGAAATTGGCAAGTGCGAGCGTTTCCGCTTCATAACGCACCCTGATCTCATCGCGTTGCAGGACGCGGGCGCGGCGGTGGCTTCGGCCTCCGGTTATCAGTCGACCACGGGCGCCAACATTGATGTCTACTCGTTCATCGTGGTGGCGCAGGACGCGTGGTCGCAACTCGCGGTGCGCGGGCGCGGCTCGCTCGATCCGACATTCATTTCGCCTGGGGAAAAATCCAAGTCTGACCCGCTGGGTCAGCGCGGCTACGCCGGCACCAAATGGTATAAGGCGGTGCTGCTGGAGAACCAGGGCTGGATGGCGATCGGCAACTGCGGTGTCAAGATACTTACCTGATCGTATCAATAATCCTTCATGAAAGGAGGCAGTCATGATTGATACGATTTCGCGGTGGATGGGTGGTATCACCCCGGAGAAGACCGCTTACAGCCTGCTCAATATCCTGGGTCCGATTGGTGACCGGTTGTCATCGCAATCGCTCAGTAGCGCTGCTTTGGCGATCACCGGGGCGGGTTCGACGACGGCGAAGATCGGCGGGGCGATTTACTACGCGTCCGTGATGGGTTCGGTGCAATCGATCGCCGCCAACACCAATCTGCCGGCGCTCACCGGTATCACCGCGCCCGCCAACAACTACGTGATCGCTTGCTTCTTCATTGATGGCGGGGGCACCACGACGGTTGTTGGCGGGACGCCTGGGGCAACCGCCGCCACGGCGAAATTCCCGCCGTTCCCGGCGGGCAAGACGCTGATTGGTTGGTTGTTGATCACCAATGGTGCGTCGGTGTTCACGGGGGGCACCACGCCGCTCGATACCGCCACCACGCTCTACTTCAACTCGGTTGGACCGTTCGATCCATCGATCCTGGTCTGATCCGATAACGAAAGGACAATGCGATGCCTACCGTCACCAGAATGGAAGGCCTGACTGAAAATCAGGCCTCGGCGGGCGTTTCCGCCGGAACCACGTCGACGATTACCACCGCGACGGCGACCAACGCCACCATCAGCGGCAAATTCGCGACTTCTTACTCGGCGACTTCCAACGCCGCGTCACCGACCACTGACGCCACCACTGGCCTGCCGTTCAACGCGTTGCAGCCGAACCAGTGTTGCTCGCTGGTGATCGGCATCAACGCGGCGGGGGCTCTGGCGATGAGCCAGGGGCCGATCTCCCCCACGCTGGTGGGCGTTACCACGACCGTGGGCGGGTTTCTGAACGCGCCGCAATTCCCCGCGGTGCCCGACAATTTCGTGGCGTTGGCCTACACCGTGGTTCGTACCGCGCCGTCAGCGGCGGCGTGGACGCCGGGGACCAGTTCCTGGACCGCGTCGGGTGTCTCGGCCTCGACGTTCCAGAATGTCGCCGTGCTGCCGAACCGTCCCGCGATCAGCTAATTCCCGTCCCGTTCGACCAGCAAAGGGTCGCGCCGATCGCGCGGCCCTTTGTGTTTCATGATGGAGGTCGCCGCATGGCGAGAGTAGAACTTCAAACCGGCACGCTGCGTGTCGAACAGGGCAAGCCGTTGCCGGAAGACCTTTCCGAACGTCAGCCAGAAATCATCGAGGTCGACAACATCGAGGCGCAATCGCTCAAGGAATACGCTGACCGGCTGGCGTTCAACGAGGAACCGGTAACGATTCGCATTGAACCGTCAGCGGAGGAAAACGCGCCCGACTTTCACCCGGTTTGGGTCAATGGCGTTGGCGCGGAGGTCATGTTCCAGGGGCGTTGGGTTTCTTTCGGATTTCTCAGGGTTGGTGAGGTGATCACCACGAAGCGCAAATACGTCGAGGTGCTGTTGCGCTCCAAGCGCAGCTTTGTTCGCACCACGTTCGATTACACGCCGGATGGCGACACGCGGAATTTCACGCCACGCACCACTTCGCAGCTCATGGCGGTGTCGATCGTCAAGGACACTAATCCACGTGGCGCGGCGTGGGCCACTGAACTGGTGCGGCGCTACGGATGACGTTCTTGCAAATCGGTCAACGTCTCGCGATGGAATGCGGCGCGTCGATCACGCTCAGCACCATGAACCCGGTGGGTCAGCCACAGGAAGCGCAACAATTTATCGCGTGGGTGATTGATGCATGGAGTGACCTTCAGTGCGATCACGACGATTGGGACTGGATGCGCGCCAGCAATCTGCTTGGTTCCGGCGTATCGTTCCAGACCGTCAATAAC